ATGAAAAAAATAATTAAACATTTTATGAAACCTGTTGAAGTTTTTGAAACATTAGATGATGATATTGGGATGTTTTTAATCATTTCTATTTGCACAGCTCTGATCTTTACTTTCTTTAGTAAATAAAAAATGTGTTAAATAAATTCTCAGATACTTTCCGCAGTATATCAAATTAGGAAGTCAAAAATATCTAAAAAGAATTGACTTTTCATACAACGTATTTTTATGGACCATACAGGACTCGAACTGCAGTGCAAAAAAATCAAGCTTTTTTAAGCGGCTTATTTCCTAAACTGAACTGGAGATAAGCCGTTTAATTTTTGCTTAATTCTACTATATGCTATACCAGTAAATATATTCGTGCAAACCCTGAATAAATTGTTTAACAAATTCAAACTAAAATAAAAAACTAAAACAAATTACTACAAAGAAATAATGTCCTTTACTAATTTTGCAAATTCAATATCTCCATTAAATGGAGGAACATATTTGTAGACTTCCCCGCCATTTTCTAAAAAATAGTTTCTGTTTTCGTGTTCCAATTCTTCTATTGTTTCTAGACAGTCTACAACAAAACCTGGTGCAACAATTAATATATTTTTAATACCTTTTGATGGTAATTTTTTCAAGGTATCATCAGTTGCTGGTTTTAACCATTCAGATGGCCCAAATTTCGATTGATAGGTTTGATAATAAGGAATATCTCCTAATTTATCCATTATTAATTTTGTTGTTTTAGTACATTCCTTCGGGTAGTTATCCCCATCTTTTACATAAGACATAGGAATTCCGTGGTATGAAAAAACGATAGCATCTATTGGACTTTCATTCAAAGCTTCATTTATTTTTTTTGAAAAATAACCTATATACTGTGGATTATTGTAAAATGATCGAATAAATTTAATATCCACTATCCTATCACTTTTTATAAAGTAATTCATAACGGAATCAAACACCGATCCTACCGTTGTCCCAGAGTATTGCGGATACATTGGTATGACATTGAGTTCTTCAATCTCTTTTGATAATAATGTATCTAGAGCAGTTTCTATACTCGGTTCACTGTATGACATTCCGATTGTAACTTCCACTTCTGGACATATATTTTTCAAATTTTCCATTTGTTTCTCAGTATATTCCAAAAGAGGAAATCCATTTACAGTACAAATTTTTTGATAGAGTTTTGCTGATTTTTTTGGACGTATATTCAAGATAATACCGTTCAAAATTGGTTTCCAAATTATAGGATGTATTTTTATTACTCTTCTATCTGATAAAAAAGTTTTTAAATACTTCCTTACTTCCGTCTTGGAATAATCTTTTGGTGTTCCTAAATTCACTAAGAGAATTCCTGTTCTTTTCAAAATAATTCACTACCTGTCTAATTCTATTATCGACCATGATGAATTCGAACCATCGACCGAATGGTCATGAGCCGTTTGCTCTAACCAGCTGAGCTAATGGTCCAAGTAATAACTAGCTTATTGGGGATAAAATAGTTCTTACTGGTTATAGCTTAATATATAATAATTTTACTTTACTTATTTTCAATTTTCAACAAAAAAACGACCACCTTATTGAGAAAAGGCGGTCTGCGTGAAAAATAAGAGTTTAAATATGTATAAATATTTTACAATATCTGTTTTTTGAGTTCAATATTCTTATGTAAAAAAAGCCGCCTCATTGGGGTAAGGCGACAAGAGGTAGTAATAAAATGAAAAATAAAATTGTTTGGTAAAGATATTTTACCTCTTTCTTTTTTAAATTTCAAGTTTTCATTTTACAAAACAATTGTATTTTATTTATAATTCAAATATACAACTGTATTAAAAACACCTACTAAACATACACAACTTGGGGAAGTATTGTGCGTCTTCAGTAGGTGTTTTCTATATACACAAGATAATTTCGTTTTAACTACTATGATAAATTCGAACCATCAACCTAATGGTCATGAGCCGTTTGCTCTAACTAGCTAAGCTAACAATTTTTAAATAAAAAATAACAGATCCTCTAACATGTAAAGAATCTGTTTAGAAAAAAGAGTATGCCATAAATCCTTGTCTTAAGTTTAACACAAAGACCCTAATCTAAACTAGGGTCTTTTTATTGATACATCGATAATAGTTTCTCATAACTAATTACTGTTTTTTCTTTTTTGTTTTTTGGCTTAGAACTGTCTATAATATTAATTACTGCTGAATTAATTAATAAAACAGCTATTATACCACTTCTAATTTCTTTTCTGTAAATAAATGATACTTTCTGTCCTTCTTCAAACTGTTTACTTTTATCTGATGGTATAACTTCTTTCCATTTTCCAAATCCCATATGATGATCTCCTTTCGTTTTCAACATTCAGAGCCTATCAATTTAATCTTATAAAAAAAACGTTCCAATTAAATTGGAACGTTTTACCAAAACCTTTATTATGCTTTAAAAATATTAACAGCTTGCATACCGCGCTGTCCTTCTTCAATATCAAAAGTTACTGCTTGTCCTTCTTCTAATGACTTAAAACCATCCGCTTGAATTGCTGAAAAATGAGCAAATACATCATTGCCATCTTCACCTGTAATAAATCCAAAACCTTTGTCTGAGTTAAACCACTTTACTGTACCGTTGTTCATATATGTTTCCTCCTTGTGCATACCCTGTATGCGATTTGTTGCAAAAAATGTTTGATAAGCAAAAGGAGAATTATAGTCTTATGTATAGCGCTCTCGTTACATGTCAAAATTGATTACTTATTTATAATACCATACTATTTCCTATAAAGCAAATGAGTGTATTAAAACATGATGGACCAATACTATAAAAAGGTTATAATCCATCTACTCTAGACATGAAATATAAATATACGATACAAAAACCCCCTTGCACAATTATGATACAAGGGGCCTGTAGTCTTTTACTACAAGTAATTGCTTTATTATTCTAGCAAATTAGTTTTGTTAATTCAACCAATAAAATCATTCACGACTTATTAACAAAATTGTGTTTGGCTTTAAATTAGAACTGGGATATTAAGGAATATCGCTAAAGTAGCTGTACTACACTTTTCCACTTATTTAAAAGGAAACTGTTCTCAAGTAATAGTAGCTTAGAAATAGTCTAATTCTATTTTTATTAGGATAAATTCCGTACACATTATCCTTTTCATAAATTCAAGCTTAACCTTGTTATAAAAAAAGAAAATCGGTTATGATTAACAAGTAAAATCTAAAAAAACACCTACCGCACAGTCAACTGCTTGGGGAAGTACGTGCATCTGTGGTAGGTGTTTTCTTATGTAATACAATAGCTTTAAACTAAGCTACTTATTAGTAAAATTAAAATGCTCCTACCTAAGAACTTGTCATAAGATAGGAGCACCTCTTTTCTAAATCGAAAAGAGTCATAATATGAAAAGGTAACTCTATTGTAAATGAGCTACCTCTAAATTTCAACTGATTTTGCAAAAAATCAATAGCTCAATGTTTGACCAGGATAAATCAAGTTAGGATTTGCTAATCCGTTTAATGCAGCTAAGGTTTGATAAGTCGTACCAAGCTTAGCTGCAATACTTGATAAATTATCACCGTATTGAACTGTGTAAATCTTGCTTACTACTGATCCATTTACTTTCAAAACTTGTCCAGGGTAAATAAGGTTTGGATTAGCCAATCCATTTAATGCCGCCAACTTTTGATAATATGTTCCGTATTGGTAAGCAATGCTCGATAATGTTTCGCCATATTGAACCACATGTGTTGCTTCTGGTTGTTTATCTGGAACAACTGCTGCATCTGGCAATAGCTCAATATCGCCTTTACTAATCCATGACAAGATACCTTCAAGCAATACTCTACTTCCAGTTACTTCTTGCACTTTATAGCTGTTTCCTTTTACCCAATCTGGAATAGCTTCGCCTGTAGCCCAAGCATCAACGCTAAATTTCACTTTAACCGTATCACCGACTTTAACATCGGAACTTGGCGTATTTTCAACTTCTTCTCCTACATCAATTGCAGGAGTTTCTGTTTCTGGTTTGTCTGTTGCAGTATAACCATTATCAGTAATACCAGTTAAATCTACGTTACCATCTAACCCACCTGCAATATAAGTGGATGTAAATTGCCAAATACCAATGCCCTCCATACTTGGGAAATAAGCATACAATGGTTCTGACGTTACTTCATAGCTAGGATAAGCAGCAATCCATAAAGAGTTAGGGAACTCTTTAATAATTCGCTGATAGTCCACATACTGCAACGTAAAAGGCTTGTATGAATAATACATTGGTGTATACCCTGCTTGTTTAATACGGCGCATACCGTACAGGATTGTTTCCGTATTTGCGTTTACGTCAGAACTAGCACCATGCTCAAAGTCTAAAGCAACGATGGAATTTTTAGGCGTTTGAATACGTGGTAAGAAGTAATCCATTGTTGTTTTTGCAATATCCATGTTTCCCCAAGTGTCATACCAAATATAGGTATGCGCACGTTTACCTTGTGCAATAGCACTCGCTACTTGTGATTTATATGTGTATTGTTCATAAATACCGCTAGCATTGTAGCCACCAATCTGGGCAATAGTGAATTTATCATGTGCATAGCCAAAACGGCCTTGTTCGCCTTGATAAATCGCCCAGTCAACGCCTCGATCACCTTTTGCAGCGAATACATTTAAAGGAGTAACTGCTACCAACGCTACAATAATCAACGTTACAATTTTTTTCATAAAGACACCTTCCTATTTTTTATTTTTTAAATTTTTTATGAAATCTTCAAATAGCTCCGTAACTACTCCCATCTTCTGATAGTTCTCAAATATCGATTTAATTTCCATCATCAGATAGCCAACATACAGAACATATAATAGCCCCACACCGGCGCCACCAGGTACTAACGGTGCTAAGGGAATGAAAAAAAGCAGCAAGACAATACTTGCTACTTTCCTTAATATTCCGTTGATTCCTATTTTACTTTTAAACTCAATTTCTGGATTTATCTTGGCTGCGATAGTGCCGCTAATAAAATCAATAGTCATTGCAATACAAATCAACATTAAAACATATACTGCTTTATAATCTGGGTCTGCTACAAAACGCTCCAAAAAATCAAATAACGCCAAACCTACTTACCTACTTTCCGACAATTTCTTTCGCTTCTTTTTCTGTAATGCAAAGTGGGACAAACTCCATTACTTGTTCATCTGTAAAACAGCCCCAGTCATACATCATTTTAATGTCATCAAATGTAAACATTTTATTCCACTCCTTCTGCTAATTTTTCGTTAATTTCTTTTACCTGATTGGTTAATTGATTAATCGCAAGCATTGATTTTGCACTAATTTGCGCAAAATTATCTGCTTTTTTCGTTACTTCTGAAAGCTCTTTTTTTAAATTCACGTCATTAACCATGAGTTTTGAATTCAATTGTTTTAATTCCGCATTTTCGGCTTGTAATACCTCAATGTCGGTTGGTGGTGCTGGCTCTGGTTGTGGTGCATTTTCTGGATCATGAATCAATTGTGCGCCATCATAACGCCAATTCATAAAATCAAACGGTTCTTTTTTCACTTCAAGCTCAACATTATCTGGTTGTTCCATTGTAGAATAACCTTCTAAATAGCCAATTCTATTTTCAATCCAAATTTTCATAGCTAACTTTCTCCTTTCTTAAATTGCATACACCCGTGTCAATACAAAAGTTTTTGAAGCAGTATTATTATTTTTATGGCCTAAAATTTGCGTATTGCTTATATAAATATATTTGTTGTATTTTGCTCCATTCAATGTTTCTAAATGATGAACAACCGCACGACCTCCAAATTCCACTATATGCGTTTTTGGAACAAATACATAGTTCAAATCCCAATTGTCTCCTAGGCTTGTACTTGTGTTATATGGTTGATATAAAAATAACCAGCCAGAAAGACATTGATTCAATGGTAAACTCGGATTAATTGATTGATTTTCCCCCATATACCATGCTCCTGACCAAACTTTTTTACCTACATTTAAAATATTTGTTTCAGATAACTTATTTAGTAACTTTTCAAGACTATCAAAATTTTCTTCAATAGCTTCTGCTCCGTTCTCCATTCCTCGATAAATTCTGGTTAATTCCATATTCTCAACATCCTTTCTATATAATTAAATCAAACACTATGGATCGACTATTTTTTTCATCTATAAGTAAATATTTATATTCATTAATTTTTACTGGTAAAAATTCCGTTGTATAATCCAAAGGAATAGATACAATGCACTCTGAAGAATTAACATGTCTTACAGTGCTTTGAATTGATTGAGAAGCACTACCGCCAAATAACCCTGTTGGTTCTGTACCTAAAGGCAGTACACCTATACCATGTGTCCAAGTACGAACATTAACGACTGGTTGAGCTCCTAAATTGTGAACAATAGTTACATCAAAACCAACTGGAATAACAGAAGCAATAATATTTTCAAAATATTCTAGCCGTTCATCCAACGTTTTAAAATTCCCCAAACGTTCACTACTTCGAGCATCGATAACTTCGCTATCTGTTGTAGCATTTGCGATTACATCTTTAAAACGTTCCTCTAAATTGGTTTGACGTTGTTCTACTTTAGATTGGCGTTTTTCTGTATTTTCAGAAATAGCCTTTATTTTATTAAATAAAACACTGGTATACTCCATCATACGAGCTAAAGATTCTCGAACATGTCGTCGATACATCTTTGTTCGAATCCACAAAGCGAACGTTTGAGAAATAGGATCAATCACACCGTTTTTTATTTCATCTTGCACCTCATCGACATCGGTCGGGTCTTGATAATCAACTGTTGTATTTGGTTCATTTGTTGGCCGAGTATCCTTAAATTCTTGTGCCAACCGTCTCACCTCTCTTATTTTTCTAATTTCTCTACACGCTTAATTAAATCGTCTAACGCCTTTTTCATATCAGTTTGAGCAGTACCTACAGATTCGACTGTATTTGTTAAATCACTTGCTAATTGTTTAAAGGCTTCCGTCGATTCTGTCACGGTTGTTGATAATTCACTGGTTAAGTCTTCCAAAGAACTAACTTTACTACTTTGAACAGATAAATCATTGTCAAATTCTTCCTGTCTTTTTATCAACTCTGATATGTTTTGAACTCCTGCCGTCGCAAATTTTTTTACGTTTACTAAATTGGATTGAATAGCTTTTATTTCGTTTTGATAATCGGTCAGTTTTTTCTTTTTCGAACCAATAGTCAAAGTAACCTTTTGCGGTTCTAAAATACTAAATTTTTTCTCAATCACTTGTAATCGTTCTACAGCATAAATAAATTGATTATCTACTTTATAACTGTTTCCTAAAGTGATTAATTCATATCGTTTATCCAATAGCCCTAACTCAATGGCTTCAACTGTCCAAGTTACCAACATCAAGCTTTGGTCTTTTAGCCATTGCAACCCTCGACGTTTTAAAATTGATGGGTCTTTGACATTTGAAAATTCTACAATGCCCGTGTTTAATCCAAATTTTTTGATTAACGCTTCATCATCAAGGTAATTCTTACCGCCATTTACTTTTTCGATGGTGTATTTAGGTCGTGAAAAATCTGTTCCCACTTCAATATCAGTATTTGACGTATCTTCAATATCTTGACCGACGGGCACAATCCTTGTAAACAATTCAGAAATATCAATATCTCGAGTAGCACTTTTTAGATTTTTAGTTAACTGTAAAGGAGTTTCACTGTTCACACCATAATTAGATAGATAATCTAAATAATTTATATTCCCAACGCGTCGAAGTGTTAACGTACCGCCCAGCCTATCCAACAATTTTTCTTTAATGGTATCAGCTGTACTTTGATAGCCTAATCCTCTTAGCAAGTCCCCATTATCTACAACATTCACTTCACCAAGCCGAAACTGCTTATGCGCTTCAACTTGTTTATTGTGTGCATCGAGTATTTTTTGTAAATAAGCAGATACAGTCATCCGTGTTGGTTTCATATAGGTTTGAACAGAATCATATAAAAAAGCTTTCTCATCCTCCGCTAAGAGAGTTTGAGAAAAGCTTCCTGATGCTTCCATTTTATTCGTGATTTTAGCAACTCTACCATAAAAAATTTCTTTATTTCTTGTAACATCAACAATCTGGATAAAGTGAATAATCGGCTCAATCTTTTGATAGTATTTATTGTTAATATTAAAGGTAAATTCAAAAGTAGAAATTCCTAATCCGTTAAGTGATAAATATACTTCGCTATCTTTGATTTTCTCTCCATAACTATATGGCTCATGAACAATCTTTGGATTCTTTCTGTTCGGATTATCAAACAATAATACTCGATACATTAGACCATCACCTCACTAGACATAAAGAAAGAGATATGACCTTCGCCATAAATAGTTAAGTGGTTGGTCCCTCTTTTTAATTTAAAGAAATAATCTTGCGATTCGCCTTTCGGAACTTTTATTGTTGTTCCGTCATCAGTAGTTAATTGCATTGTAGACGTTGCCTTTATTGTTGGACTAGAAGCATTCGCTCCCATATTGATAAGAAAAATTTCTCTTTTTCCGTGAATATAGTAGCCTGTCCAATTGTCGGCGCTATCGTCTGTGAAATAGTCATCGTCAAAGACATCGGAATAAGAAATATTTTCCCTTAAAGCAAAAGGATACACGTCAAATTCTACGGTTAACGTTAATGAATTACTTGACGAGTCATCTTCTGCTTTCACACTTTTGCATTTTCCATACCAGCGAAGCCCTGAACGTAACCAAGAATCATCAATGTAATCAATTCCATCCATCATCAATTCTTCTTTTACTTTCGCCTCTAATGCCTTTCGTTCTTCGTATGACGTATTAGGTCGCCAAAAAGTAACAGTGACAATGCGATTACTAAAAATTCGTTCTCCTGTAAGCATGGAAAAATCATACTGACCTTGCATGAAAGGGATCTGTTCAATAATTTCCACTTCTTCCGCTGAAGGAGCATCGTGTTCAATAATGTAGAAACCATGTTCTTTGCTATTAAAACGACCTTTGGCCATATATTCTACAATTTCAATCAACTACGATACCTCCCATCTTGCTTTTGTTGTTCTGCTAAATTAAGATTCATTGGGCTACCTAGCGCTCCCACTACTTGGCCAGTATCCATCACAACAGTTAAATGTCGTATTTCTTCTAAAATTTCTACCATTTTTCCCATTGGCGTATTATCTATAGAGTGTTTTACCTCAATTGCATTTGAACGTTTCATCAAACGGCTACCCGTAATAGATTGATGAATACTTGAAATCATATCTTTTGCACTTTGTACGGCAACCGACGTATCTTCTCGAATACCTGCAGCTACACCTTGTGCAAGGAAAACACCAACATCATATTTCAATAGGCGTGATGGTGATTTAATTTTTGCTTTTTTCTGTGCTTCTGCATTAACGGCGGCTACTAAATTTTGCATAGCAGCCACTGCTTCGCCCTGACTTGCACGAATACCAGAAGCAACACCTCTAGCCATATTTGAACCTATAGGGCTCATATCTACAGAACCTGCACCCTGACTTACCGCATTTCCTAAAGACCTTCCAGCATTATTTGCAGGGGGTAACTGAGTTAAATATCCTTGAATTGTTGCCGCACCTAGCTGACTTCCAGAATTCTTCGCATTTCCTTTTTCAGAATTCGTTCCAGCATTTGTCTGTTGAGCATTGCTTTTACCAGCATTTTTATGTTCATTACTTTTACTTCTTGTTCCAGAAGCAGCTGCACTACTATTATCAGCGGCAGCTTTCTTAGAATTAGATTTTTGCGAAGATTGACCACTATTCATCGAAGACATCAATTCTTTACCAACATTATTAAGTTGTGTTTTCCCAGAGTTTAATCCATCAATTAACTGGTTTTTTCCGTCTTGACCATTTCTAAATAAGTCAGGAGGCAACGCTTGTAAAGTATTCACAATGTCAGCTCTTGACATATTCGCCCACTTCGTTGGATCATTACTTTGTAATCCCTGAACTAGTCCGTTAGAGCCATCAATCCCTCGTTGACGTAGCATTCCTGCCAATAAAGCCATTTGTTGGTCAATGCTAGCACCATTATTTACATAAGATTGATAAATGCCTAAAAGCTGTTGGTCTGTAACGCCTTTAAGTTGTGCTAAATTATCAGCTGTCACTGCAATTTTATTTGCACCATTTTGTGAAATAATCGCTAGAAGTTGAGCTCCTTGCTCTAATTCACTTTGTCGTATTTGAGCATTTTGCGTTTGTAATTGTGTAATTTGATTTTGGAAAGCTGCTTTTTCAGATTCCGTTTTTGCTTGGTTCTTTTGTGTTTCTAGTTGCTGAATTTGGGCGTTATTTTCTTGCACTTGTTGCGCTTGAATTTCCCCAAGCGTTCGCAAGCTTGTCAAAGTTTGTTCTTTTTCTTGCTCGCTTAATGCTTGTTTATTAGCCAACTTATTCATACCAGCCTCAACAAATTGTTGGTTCTGTTGTAATAATTGATCCCGAATAATATTCGTTTGATTTTGCAAAGTAGCTCTTTGCTGTTCTGTCAATTTTTGACCCTCTACTGTTTTATTATTCTTCAATTGGTTAGAATAATCAGTATATACCTTCAATAAATCACTATTATTCGTTTGAACAGCTTTCATATACTGGCTTGAAGCATTGGCAAAAATCTTTTGCTTCTCTGCTTCTGATTTTCCTTCTGCCGCTTCAATTTGCTTGTTATAGGTTTCAACAGCCTTTTTCTGTTGTTCCTTTAAATTCGTAACTAAATCAAGTGTATTCTTGAAATAAGTTTCTACGCCAGCCGTACTACCATTTTGCTGTGAGAAAAGTTCAGTCATTGCCTGTTTAGCTTCATCAAGTTTTGAAGAATAATTTTCAACACTTGAAGAGGCTTCTTCCATATTTAACGAAATTGCTTTCGTAGTGTCTTTGGACTTTTCACCTAATTCTTCGGTGCTTTTAGCAGCTTTTTTTAAAGCAGAATCAGAAAACATTGTATCCCAATCTTTTTCAATATCAGATAAGCTTTTCTTCATATCTTTAAATGCTTTATCAGCACCTTTAGAATCGCCTTTTAATCGTTTCCAAAGTCCTTTTACACCGTTTGAAATTGCCATTATTGCATTTACTACCGTTTTTCCTACAGTAACGATAGCACGTAAGCCATCTACAAAACCTGCTATAGCAAAAGTGACACCGACAATCGTACCAGTACCTAACCACTTAAATATATTTCCTAATCCTTTTATTGTTTTAGTAACACTCGCTGAGCTAGGAAGTACACTTTTAAACGATTTTACTATTCCGATAAAAGCAGTTTTCACATAGCCTTGAATGTTCATAAAATTGGATTTCCAAGCTTGCACTACACCAACTATTGTAGTGGTTATTGCTACTAAAATTGCAGTTATAGGATTGCTCAACATAGCTCCTGTTAAACTAGCTATAGATCGTATCCCTGTTGCCGCAAATGTTCTAAAACCCCCACCTGCTTTTGAGGCGGCTACGCCAAGTCCTGATAAAACCGTTCCCGATTTGCCAGCTGCAGAGGATAGGTTTCTTAGTGACCCTACAGGATTAATAACAACAGAGGCAAATTTCGCTAATTTACTATTAGATAATTGTAAAGAAGCAGAAAAAGAACGGAAAAAGTTAGTAACTTTATTCCCTTCCCCTAGCATATTCAGCTGTTTTTGACTTGCTCGTAGATTTGCTCTAAATGTATCTAGCGTAGGAAAAAGACCTGAAATAGTCTCTCCTAACGTGGTAAATCTTGTTAATACATTTACATTAACTCCTGCGCTTTCAAGCCCTGCTAGATTTGATTTATATTTAGAAACAAACCCTTTTACAGCTTGTAATGCACTACCAGAGCCATTAACAATAGGTTTAGTAATAAATTGCTGCCACTTGCTATCAATATTCCCTGCGGTTTCAAACATTGTCGAAATCGTTTTGCCGAAAAATCTTGTCATTTTCCCAAAAACTTTTAACACAGGGCCAGCAGAAGCGGCTAACGCAGCCATTTTCAAAATGAACTCTTGCGTTTTTGGATCAGCTGATGCAAAAGCTTCTGCCATATTTGCTAAAGCTTCAATCATAGGCTTAGCAGCACTTATCGCGCTATTTAATGCGGCTACTAATGGACCGCCAAACGTAATTGCTACATCATTTAATTGACCACGTAAAATCTTTAACTGTGATTCTGTAGTTCCGTATCGTTTACCAGCTTCTTCTGCTAGAGCTGTATTTTCGTTAAACGCTTCGTTACCTCGTTTTACAGCCCCTTCAAAGACATCACTTGCATTGGCTGCACGTAATAAACTATCACGTAATCTAACTTCTGTAATTCCCATATCGTCGAGCACTTTAATAGCTGATATTCCGTGTTTTTCCGAGTCTTTTAAGCCCTGGATAAATTCAATTAGTGCTTGAGATGGATTGCTTTTGAATAATTGTGCAAACTCTTCACTAGTTCGACCTGTTACATTTGCAAAATCTTCCAGACTACCTGATGCTTTGCTAGCTTCTTTATACATTTTCTTTAATTCTGAGGTAGGTATTCCCATTTGCTTAGAAACTGCCGTCAGTTCTTTTCCACCCCAGTTTACAGCATGCACAAAAGATTCCCAAGACACGCCTTGCTCTGCTACTGCTTGTTTCAGCGGCGCAAAAGCTTCAACTCCTGTTTCAGTTGCTAATTGCATTTGTACCATTAATCTAGAGAATGCCGATCCGCCCGCTTCGGCTTCTATACCAACAGATGATAACGCCGCCGCAAAACCTACAATGTCTCCTTTGGTCATGCCAATTTGTTTTCCTGCACCTGCTAAACGTAAGCCCATCTCTGTAATCTCTGATTCGGTAGTCGCTAAATTATTACCTAAGTCAACTATCGCTGAACCAAGATTGCTAAATTTATCTTGTGACATTTGCGTAATGTTAGCAAAACGAGCTAGGGATGTAGCCGCTGTATCTGCAGACATATTTGTTGATTCGCCCATATCGATCATTGTTTTAGTAAATCCGACAACTTTATCAGTTTTTATTCCTAACTGTCCAGCTGCTTCTGCTACTTTTGCAATTTCTTCATGACTAGTGGGTAATTCTTTTGCTAAATCTCTAAGGCCTTTTTCTAAATCATCATAAGAATAAATGACTTTACCGTTAGAATCGACCATCTCATCGTTGGTCTTTTTAACTCCAGTAAAGGCACTTTCCCATTTTACCGCTGCGGTTGTTACTGCGCCAACGGCACCCGCAATTGGGAGTGTAATACCTTTAGTCATCGAACCGCCGACTTTTTCAATGCTTTGGCCGATACTTGCGGTTTTATCACCGAAACTTTTCATCGCACCATTCACTGTATTCAAATTACTAGGAATATCAGAAGCATTTGAATTAAGTTTTTTTAGCGAAGACACAGCGCCATTCATCGCACTGGTAAAATTGTTATCACGTGCTGTAAGTATAGCTGTTACCGTTTTACTTTGTGTCACGTTGTTTCCTCCTTTCCTCAACAATTTTTCTTGCTTGTTCTAATCGACGAGCGTTTTCTTCTAGCTCACTTAGCTTTTCCACTTCTCGTTGCGAGATTTCCCCTCGCACATCGCGTTCAAGCTTTTCAAAGTCATAGACATCTTTCACTTCGTTAAAAATATAGCGTTGCCCTTTTTCATCTGGTGTTGTAAAAATACGTGTAGCTAATGCGTTAACGTATAGTTTCCTTTCTTCGTTAATTGCACGTAAATTTACAGCTTTTATCCGTAAATTAAATTCATAAGGAGTCATACGCTCAATTTCTTTTAAAGTGATATTGGGGAAATGTTGAAAACAAGTGACAACTATTTCGTCATAATCTAGGCTGTCGTTTCTTGTTGATTGGCTTGTATCTGTTCCATGTAAGCCATGATTTTTTTGATTGCTTCTAGTGATTTTTTCGTCCGAAGAGCCGTTAACGGTGCTTGCTCCAAGAAAGAGATAAAATTTTCAAACAACGTTAAAGCCTCTTCCGACGTTTCTAAGTAGTCGTCAATTTCTTTCGTTGTTAAGTCATCATAAGTAATTAACGCTGCGTGCATTAATTTTTGAAAGGCAAAAGCGTCGCCATCTTGTAACCCACCAACCAATTGAACGAAGCCGTCTACTTCTTCAACGTCAGGTTTTAATGCGTTAATTTCGTTTAAAAATTTAAAACCGAAAATCAAAGGATATTTTTTTCCGTTAATTGTTGCGACAGGTTTTACGTTTGTTGACATGTAAAATTCCTCCTAAAAAAGCGACAATGCCTTCACATTGCCGCCTACTTCCTGATTTTTAATTATGGTACTAATGCTAATAAATCTGTTTTCGTTGTTTTTCCTGTAAAATCAATACCGTGAGTGGTTAACCATTCTTTGATTTCAGGAATAGTATTTGCTTCTGTTGGTTTATTTTCCAAAGAGCGCCCCGCCAATACGGTAAAAGCTGGAATAGCTACTTTTTCAGATTCTTTTTCATCTTGCACACGTACAATATGGTACGTTCCTGCTGCTACTTTTGCTCCTGCATCAAGTCCTGTAATAGTTAATGGACTTGCTCCTTCAACTACTTTTTCACTACCTTTGTAAATACGATAAGTAATTGCCATGATTATTCTTCCTCCTTCACTTTTACAACGGCGCCATCTGATGTCGGCGTTACACTTTCAACTTTAGGTACTTCAATTGTTTTTGGTGTGTATTTTTCTACAGGCTCTTCTGGTTCCGCACCAGCCACTGTGTCGTAGAAGAAAGCACGCGCAAGTTCTTCATTTTCGGCGTCAACCGTTGCCCAACCTTCTACTAGGTCACCATTTAAAACTAGAGTTGGTTTAATACTTGAATTAGAATCGGACTCGGCAGAATCTCCGAATGAATCCAACAAGCCTGTGCCAAATTCCGCTTCGTATTTTCCTGTTTTTGGGTCTTTTTTATCAAAATTAATGCGCCATACATCAATTTCTAGCCCGTTACGATACGCATATTTCAACATGTTGTAAGTTTCTGTGCCTGTCCGTAAAAATTCCATTTCTATGGAAGCTGACGGCATTCCTGAGGTAGGAACATTCCCGTCTTTTGTTGATTGTGTATCTGTTTTTGTTTCTGACTTATATTCGTGTGAAATTTCTAAAGCTAATAACTTCGCTGCTGTTGTCGCACGTTCACGTGTTAGTCGAAACATTAACTTAATTTTTTTACCTTGAATTGCTTTTTCCATTTCGAGTTTCCTTCTTTCTTATTCAAATTCTAACGTGATGTCAAGTACACCGTGTGCAAGGCTCGTACCAAAATTGGTTGTATTTTCATAAATTACTTCTGTGCTACTTTCTGTCACTAACCAATTAAAGTTCTTAGTCTGATGCAATTCATGAACGATTTTTCGCACATCGGCTAATACTTGATTTAATTCTCGACGTTTGTCGTCATGATCATAAACATGAATCATAATATTTGTTGAACCTAACGTTCTTGTTTTTGTTTGTCTATCCTTAGACCATTGTTCACCTAAGAAAACAAACGGGTAAGAAGCGTCGTCATCTGGCAAATGCCCATAGGTTTCATAGCCTGTTTGCTCCAAAGTGACAAATAACGCTTCGTAAAGTTCTGAATACGGGTCTTTAAAGGTCATTTTACTAACGCCTCCATATTATCAAGAAATCTTTTAGCTGCTGCTGTATGCCCTTTTTTCATATAGAAACGTCCGTACATATAACGCGTTCCATATTCTACATATGCTGAATAGTCAGCCATCGCTTCAACTTCGCCAGTCATTCCGTCATCTTTAATAGAAGGTGTCTCACTTCGTTTTAAGTATCCACTTCTGACTGGTGTTTCTTCTGCAATTTGATTTGCCATATAAGCAGTATCATTTTTGACGACCTCTTTTACATCGTCTAGCTTTTTCGCTTCTTCAATCGCTTCGATTAAATCATCCAATCCTGAAATATCTACTCGGTAAGTCATCGATATTCGCTTCCATAAACCGAAGTTCCTTTGCTAACACGCAAATTTTTAACAACGGTAAATTTTCGATTTTTTTGTTCTTCTTCATCGTAGTATTCAAGAAATCCTGAACGAATAGCTAGGCGATCTCTAAAACGAAAAATGACCATCTGCTCCTTTATGTTAGGGAAAATGGTCATTTGTTTTTCCGTTCCGACTTCGGTTACATTACCTATCAGTTTTTCCGAAATCAGCTCGTGTTTTTTGTTGTAGTAATTAATGCAGGTTCTCATAAAAAGGACACCTTCCTTTTACGAATCAAGCCTTGTTCTTCAAGATAATCGTTAATCTCATCTTGAAATTCCCCGAAGTCATCCAAATTATAAGAGATTGTTTCTTCTGATTGAGAGTGTTGTTCCATGCCTTCAAAACCTAAACGGTTATATCGTTTCACTACAATTGACGGAACAATATAGTCCAATTTTTCTGGTATTTTATCAGCTTTCAATTTTACTCGCAGCTGTTTTTCAGTAATGTCCCAGATTTTGATAATTTTTGCCTTATCTTTTTCGTAGGTATCCTCTGAAATATCCAGTAGTACGCGATAATCTGAAAGAGTCATTTTTTCACCTACTCTGCTTCAACAACTGCCCCATCTGCCGTTGGTGTTACCTTTTTAACGGTCGGGGCGCTTACTTTGAATCGTAAGAAACGTAAATGGCAGGACGAGCTTTTTCAGTTACGATAGCATCATAATAGTTTAATCCTTTGATGGTGTCTCTGTAGCCATCACGGTCTTGTGAAGCTGGAATTAGATCAATAGAGTTGTATTTTTCAACTGGCGAACAAACCATCAAAGGCACAAGAATATAATTAATTTTCTTCGTAGAATCTACCTGTAAACGAGATTTTGCAACTTTTTGAATAATAGTATCTGAACCGTCTAACTGCGCAACTTTACGGTTAATACCTGAAATTTGTTGCTCGTTCGTAGTAAATGTTTTTGAAACACCTTTTGCATTTTTTAATGCTGAATAGTAGTCAGTGGATGCAAACATAATAAACGGACCGACAATTTCCGCATCTGTCATATACGCTTCTGCTGCGTCATAAGAAGCTAAAGAGTTTTCTGTAGTAATGGTTTCTTTTACCGTTTTTCCAACGTATTTTCCTTCGCTATCATCATCCGCAGCCTCAGCAAATGCCGCTTCTAATAAGCGTTGTACAGCAGTTCGATCTTTTTCAGGAATCGCAATTAAACGAGTATGCTCTTCCACAAGCGCTTGAACTTCGTAGGAAGCATTTTCTGATTGATCTAATGTGTCTAAGTCATAACCAAACCAACGCTCTTTCTCTAATTTGAACGTTTCTTTTGCCACATCAATTTTAGAACGTTTATTGTCTTCATTACGTTTATAATCACTAGCAGTAAAACCTTTCATTTTGTTGATGCGGACTTCTTTTGCGCCTACAAAATCCGCTTCAGTTACTGCAGCAGCTCCACCTTTCAATAAATCCCAAACTTGCGAACCTACGGCAAATTCTTTGTCAATTGCTTTTAAATCTTTGCTATCTAAAATAACTGGCATAATTTTTCATCTCCTATTTCTTTTCTAAATTTTTAGTCAAATTGCTGCGCCAATCGGTCTCTTTTGTTGCTGTAGCAACGTTTACAGTTTGACCTTTCAGCAATTCTTTTTGGATACCATCTCTAGCTTTTGAAATAATTTGTTTTAATTCATCTACAGCTTTCTTTGTATCCTCGTCTGTATCTTTCACAAGCAATAAATCGGCTTGCGCAGCACTTACGTAGTCGGAAAGGCCATTCTCGGATAAATCATTACGAACAGATTCGGCACGCGTTAAACGGTCAAGACGAGCTTGGGCTTCCTTTTCTCGTTTTTCCGCTAGTGCTTCTTTGTCAGCGGCTTCTTGTTCTTTCGCCTTAACACGTTCTTCCGCAGTCATTTGCTCGTAAGATTTTTGCTTTTCCCAATCAGATTTTGCTTGCTCCACTGCTTTCTTAGTTTCTGCTGCAATCATTTTTGATACATCTTCACGGGTAAAAGTCTTTCCAGTTTCTTTTCCGTCTGGATTTTCATTTTTGGGATTTTGAGAATCCTTTGTCGATGAATTCCCAGATTCGTTTGAATTGTCAGAGTTTGGCTCATCAGAATTTGGCTCATCTGCAAAAAATTGTAAATCCATCGGTAATAATAAGTGTTTTTCTTCGTTCATGTTAAAACCTCCAGCCATTACGTGGCTAATCGAAATTAATAGGTTACGCCTATCAATCGAAACAGCTTTCTCTTTAACGCCTGTAAGCAGTAAGAAGGCAAATAAAAAAGCCTAACTTTCGCTAGAACTTTTTGTCTTTATAAGCAGGTGCAGTACTACACCGACACCAGTTGTGAATAGGACTTGCATTGATTCCTGGGCTCATTTCAGAAACCTTATGTGGATTTGCACTTGCTATTCCTACACAAATAGGACAAGCGCTTGGTTCTACAATTAGATTGTATTCTTCATACCCATATTTTTCGTAGCTTTGCTTTTGTACTTCGCTTTGTATTCTTGCTGATTCACTAATCATTAGCCGACGTGCGATATAATCAGCCGTTTCCTTTCCTCGCAAGCTATCAATCACAACTAATCTCCGTAGCTCTCTAGCCAGTACATCTGGATGCTTGCCTGCTGCTAGCCCAACTGTTAATAAGCGATCGATACTCGCTTTCAAAACATCTTGGTTTGCCCACAAACGTTGAGAAAATGTCGCGTTATGAAACGAACCCTCAATAATCGCTTTAGCAAACAATCGATAAATTTCTTCAGAAAGAACGGACTCGCCTAATATCCCCGCTTGTCGTACAAACTCCGCTACAGATTCCTCTGTTAACATTGCTGTAAAATAGGTCTGTAGCTGATTAGTGTTGTCTGTTAAATACAAACCTATTTTCGATTTTAAAAGCTCTAAACGATTAACCTTCATCGTTAAATTGTATAATCTTAATTGCTCGTTAGCTTCTTTTGAAAAATCTCTTGTTTGTACATAACGTTTCGCTTTTTCCGCGAAAATTTGTACGTCATGTTTACTTGCACGTCGTTTCGCTTCATCAATGCTAATCTTCTCTTTCCCTGCATAAGCGACGTAAAACTGTTGAATTTCTGCTTCTATCGTTTTCCATAACTGTAAATACCGTCTATGAATTTCTTGTTCGTAATTCACATGTCGTTTCAGCATTTCTTCGATATGTTTTGCTTCTCGTTCCGCCCAATAATTACTCATGTTCTTCGGTCACTTCTTCCGTAGTTTGAGTAAATTTACCAAAATCAACTTGTGGATTTAAACGTTCTTCGGTTTCTTCGTCCTTTATACGTTCCATTTCTTGGGTCACGTCAGAAACAATCGATAATACGCCTAATTGCGTTTCTCTTGAAACAATCCCTTCAAGTTTTTGTGCAGTTTCAGCTTCGTCTTTAATATTGCGCGGAATATTAAAGTCAAAAGTGTATTCTAAATTAAACCATTCTTTCGCTTTATTAGCAGGTACATTCGTAGGCAATGAAAAAATCATTTTGTACATTTGCGCATATGCTTTTTTAAACTTCCTAGCTTTTGCTTGTGCGAGGTTTCTAGGATTTTGCATTTTAAATTCTAGCGAAATACCTGAAGCGTTATTACTAAAACTTTCATCGTTTGCATTATAAGTCATAGACATTTGATAGATTAATCGTTCTAATCGGTCTAACAGATTTTCTTGTGTTGTATCCGAACTAGGTTTATCTAAAAAATCAATGTCTACTGTTTCACCTTCAGATAAAGGAGTGGCACTATTAATCACTCGGTTATCTCGTAAATAAGCAGCGACGTTTTCGTCAGCTAAATCTACTCCTATCATTTTCAGGTAAGCGTCCGCAAAATAACTCACATCATTTGCTTTTTCTGATAGAGCTTCGTTGTAATTATTAATCAGCGACCACACAGACTCAATACGTCCTTGTCGTTCGTCATTTTCCATAAACTCAATCATAGGCACTTCACCGTACGGATTAGCGATTGCCTCTTTTCCACCTAATAAATAAGACAAGGCTTTCTGAAAAACGGTTGGTCCTCTCTTAGTTTCCAATCGTTTAGAAGTCTTGTCTTGTGTAAAAATAAACGTTTCTGTGCTATTTTGTGGATAAACAGTTGCCGTTAGCTCGTCCTTTGTCATTTTGTTGTAAAGAACCGCAAACATAGGTGCTTTCAATAAATCATCTGCGTAAACAATGAATCCTTGCGTAGGTTTTAAATAAGTCACGCACGTTTCTGCTTCTTCGTTTTGATATAAAAGCTTATAAGCATGCCCATAAATAGCAGTTAGCTTAGAAAGCTCTGCATCGTTGTCTTCTTCCTCATTTCGTTTACGGAAATTTTGAACAAATTCTTTTACCTCACCATCTGGATGAGTAATCTTTGTTGGTTTACCGTTAAAGAAAGCTGCAGAACTATCTACAACATAACGGGCAAAGTTGACTGCAATTCGATGGTCAGGCTTTCCAATTCCTTTATTTTTTTGATAATAAATATCATGTTGACCGTTGTAGAGCTTTTCTAATTCTTCGTAAAACCCAATTAATTTCCGATGCTTATTAATGTATTTATCCACCAAGCGTTCGTCAATCTTTGCGTTTTTATCACAATAAAAGACACGATTTCCTAAAAGGTCAACGAATTCACGTATTTTACTTTCAGTATTTGGTCTACTTACTTTTTCTGTCATTAAATAACCCCCTTCACGCTCTGTAGCTTAATTCCTCGTACTTTTTTACTACGATGTTCTACTGCGTATCGTAAAGCATCTATCACGTGATTATAGCTATCAATAGGTTCATTGGTGTACTCCCCTGTTTTCTTGTCTTTAGCCCATGTGTAGTTTTCTAATTCCTCAATCAGTTTTACGCAACGATCGTCTACGATTAGCTCATATTGCAATAAAAAAGAAAGCCCCTGTCGTATTGAATCAGGGCCTTTCTTAGCTGCACGTATTCTAGTAATTCCGTTCTTCTTGATTTCTGCAATAGATTTCTTTTCAGCTGAATCTGCAGTGATAACTTCTTTTGCATAGCCTAAATCTTTAATAACCGTTGAGATTTCATCATTCAGCAAGCCTTTTTTGACGTATTCTTCAAGAACATAAATACGTTTGTTCTTCTCGTCTACCTTTGCATGCACAAAAGCGGAAGGGTCGTTTACATACCCAAAGTCTAAGCCAAAATCTGAATCAATCTGTCTTAACAGTTCGTCGTGCTTGTCTAATCGTTTTCTCTGATAGTTTGGAAATACAAGTTTATCTAGCGTAGCAAATTCTCCTAAAGCATATATGCGATAATACGCTGGGTTTCGTTTGGCTAAATCCTCAATCACCTTTTTATTTTCACTATCAAGAAACCGATTGTCTTTATAGGTGCTGTGATAAATACCCGTTCTTCGTTGATCGACTTCTGCTTCCTCATCAAAGAAAGATTTATATACCCAGTTCAGTTTAGAAACTGGGTTAAACATTAAAAAGATTTGACGTTTCACATGCTTACGTTCACGTAAACGCAAAGTAAGCTGTGTATAATCTTCTAGTGTAAATTCTGTTGCTTCTTCCATCACGACGTCAGACAGCCCTTTGATGGATTTTATTTTCTCTGGGTCATCCATTCCCTTGAAAAGAAACTCTGCGCCGTTTGGTAACGTGATTCTAAAATCAGTGTTATTTACTTTACACTTGTCTAGCAGTCCCCAATCAGAAAGACACGCTTTCACATCCTCGAAAATAGAGTCTTTTAAGCTACGCCCTACTTTTCTTGTAAATAAAATCTTTCTTGGTTTCTTCCATCTTTGACATGCTTTAAAAACAACCTTTTGAACGACACCGTGACTTTTGCCAGATGAAGCGCCGCCCCAATAAACCTCGGTGAATTTAGAATAATCCACCAATCGATCATAAAACGATTTGTTAAAAACTCTTGACGGGAAGTTAAACTCTAAAACGATATTACGTTTCTTCGTCTGCATCCCACTCACCAACCTTAATCACAATATCGCCCGTTTGTAAATCGACTTTATCAGTGAACAGCGCATGACGTTTACCAAGAAGCTCGGCTGCTTTTAAACGGTCTTTTGCGCCCACATCGATGTCTACAACGGCTTGTGCGCCTTCGCCTACACCAATTAGCGTTGCTTCTTTGTACTCGCCACGCATAACAGCTGTTAGGTACTCTAGCACCTCTTGGGCATCGGCTGTTCGTTCGTTTTTCAGTTCTGCGAGGCGTTCGTCTATATAAGCTCTGAGGTCAGGTTTAGTCAAGTTTTCCTGTCCTATCTGCTTTGCAGTCTTTTCGCTATATCCCGCTCTGATAGCAGCCTCTTTGGCATTTCCTGTCTCGATGTAAAAGTCACAAAATCGTTTCTGTTTCTCGGTCATTCGCATGTTATTCACCGCCTTTCTGTCTAATAATTTATCACTTCACATACATTTCTATATTCTCTTGTATATGCTTATCTTTCCAACTACCATAACCACAATAAACTAGCTTGCACGCATCAATTTCCTTCGGCGTGGCTTCTCTCGTCATTTCAACAATAGATGCATTCTTTTTTATCTGCACAGACATTACAACACGCATTGAAACAGTTGAGTGCTTCGGCTGTGGATATTCATGTGTTAACGATACATACCAATAGCTTTTCATGTTCTCTCTCCTAATTGTTTTTATGTATATTTGTTTATTGTAAGACAAACACTTTAATCCCTGTTATACTCATTGAAAGACAGCAACTCCTTTTTGCTTCATGTAACACTTCCAGTTATTTCAAAACATAATCTGCTGTCTGGCCACTAGATATTTTATCTGGTGGTTCTTCATGCGAAAACAATCCAAATATCCGACAAAACTTGACAGCTGTGTTACACTTGTTTTAGGTAGCACTCTTTCATAATAGCTAAAGTTCATAAACTACAAGTGACACGAGATTTTCACTAACGCTACCTAGCCACTAGATCCCATTTCTAGTGGCTTTTTTGCACAAAAAATAAGTTTTGATGTGAATAAACGCTCTTTTATTCTCTATTCTTATTTGATATAATTTTTTTAGGTAGCAACTCCTTTTTGTGAATAGCAACCATTAACAATCCTAGCAATCAAAAAATATTTTAACGAATGCTACCTAGCCACTAGATCCCATAGTCTAGTGGCTTTTTTATGTACAAAAAAGACTACTCAATATAGTGAGTAGTCTTCATAATGATTTATAATCCATATTTATCTTTAAATATGAAATAGTTATCGCTTATACGATAACTTTTGATTTATAGAAATAGGATTTCATATTACTTTTTTGATTTTATCTTTTTATAGAGCCAAATATCGTTCTCAAACTTTCTAGCTTTAACATAGTCTCCTTCTTTGCTACTAGCATTTAGCTCAGAAAGAGTCATATTTGTTATAATTACTTTCTTACAACCATTACCTTCCCATTCATAGATATAAAACCCTAAAATCAATAAGACAGGATTCAAGTAAATTAAATTATTTTTTACATACAAAACACCTATCAAAATAAAAAGACTTAGATTGATTATTAAACTAGAGAAGTTTGCGAGTTCAATAGATAACATAGGACTCAAATATGTCATTATATAACTTATTACATTGTCACCTGTAGAACTAAAGGAACCTTGAATTTTTTCCGTTTTGTCAGGATTTTTTCGTAAAAAGCAACATATGGTTCCTCCCCCTAATACTATTAGTATTATCAGTACTGAAAAATAAACCAAAACTACTTTTGTCGGTATTTCATGTGTTCCATTTTTATTTAACTCATCCCAACCTTTATACACCAGCAAAAAATACAATGGCAGGTATGAAGATATGTATAAGTTTAATTTATATAACATAAAATACCCTCCAGTAATAAACTAATCACAAAGAATGATCTATTCTCTTTTGTCCTCCAACAATAGATTGGTACGCTGCATCCGAAATAAGAGTTACAAATTGTTGTCTTAGTTTTTTATCATATTTTATAGTTTCTCCATTGTAATCTATCCCTTCAAATTTGTCTTTAAATTCTGGGTCTTCTAATACAAGTTTGACTCTTTTTTTATTTGTAAAAAACGCCTTCACTCTTTCAGGATCAGAATTCATTTTTGTTAATCTTCTAGCTATCCTAGTATCTTTTTCAGCAGTATCGAGAAGATCTGATATATTGTCGATAAAATTAAAAGACTCTATACTTTTTAAAACTTCAGCTGAATTTTTCTTAAATTCAGTTTCCATTTGACAGCACTTTTCAAACAAAGGTATATGATTTATTAATATTTCGTCATCATAAATTACCATAGCAATATTTTTACTAAAACCAAAAGTATCAGATGTGTCTAATTTTTTAAATTTATTATCTTTTAAGTTACCAACAATCTTCATCTTAGAAACTTTAGATAATTTTGAAAATTCCCCAACAAAAATGAATTCTAATCCTTCAGGCGTCTTAACATGAACAGAATAAGCAATAAATTCCTCAACGTCAATTCCTTTTATAGTATCAGCCGGTTTCACATCGTCAAATAAATCAATAAAATTTTTAATACCATCGTAATCATCTTTTTCTGAAATCAAGAATTTATTTTTATTTGTATGATCCATGACTACATCATAATTTAATTGTTCTTTATTCCGAGTACGACTATTTTGAAAAAATGTATTAAAAATATTTATTAACTCAATTTGAACATTAGGTTCGACACCTAAATTGTAAAGTACAACTCCCGAACCCATATTACGCTGTTTTATTAAAAACAGTTTCGTGCAACGACTTAATAATTCTTTATCTACTTTTTTTATCTCATTATACAGGCTGTTAACGTCCATTCAATCTACTCCTTATAAAATTATATCTACTTATACTAATTAAATCAAAAAGAAGATGCAAAAACAAGACGTTTTTGCATCTTCTTTTCTAGCAGATATTATCATAAGGATTACAATTCATATTATACACAAGAACAAACGTTCTGTAAAGTGTAACTAATACTTATAAATAAAAAAGAGACACCAACTTGCTAGTGCCTCATCGTGAATGTAGCAGAAACATCTATCGACGATTCTTTTATTTAAGTAGCGATGCTACCTACTGGAACAATAGGACTCGAACCTATACCGACGGTTTTGGAGACCGCTGCTCTACCAGTTAAGCTATATCCCATTAACACTCACAAACCTGTAGAAAAAAGAGAGAGGAATTACACCCCATTTCTTTTAGTTTGAGAACGTCTGATTTGTGAGTGATCATTGCAACTTACATAGCGCTATCTTGACAAGTGCTTGCAACATACGTCTACGTGTAAGCTTCATGCCAAGTGTATTGCAATATTTGCTACCTATGACTAAACGAGACAGAAAGAACTGGACTTTCCACATCCTTATTCTTTATTTTTTTGTAGGTAGCCTCCAAAGATAAGCGAAACGGAGCTAAGATAGGTAATGCATGCCTTACCTCGTTTCCTTATCTTTCGACACTACCATAGTAACATCTAAATATTGATAAAAACCGCCAACTTTCCGCCAAAGAACCGCCAAAAATTTTATCTATAGGCGATTATTTTTCCATTTCGATACGCTTCAGCAAATTCAATTAAAGCTTCTGATTTCATACGTTGAATACTTCTTTCAGAATATCCAACTTCTCTAGCAATCTTGTAATTAGAGTAATGATCCTGCACACAAAAACTGTAGTGCAGAATTTGTCTACTAGTCAAACTCAAAGCCATAAGTGCAGATAAAATTGCATCTCTTTCTGCTTCTGCATCAGCTAATTGTACCAGTGCATCTTCTGTTTTGTTTCCGTGGCTTTGGCTTTTAGGCATCTCTGTAATAATTGGTGATTTTAAATCTATCAAAGAGCGACCAGCTATTCGCTCTAAACGTCTAAAACTCTTCAACACATTTCTAGCATTCGCTTTTGTTTGTCGAAAATCTACTTCTTTTAACAATAGAATCAAGTGAAATCGCTCCTTTTATGGTATAATAATTTATAATAAACATATCATCATTTAAGAGTTGCTTAGCGGAAACTAAGTAGCTTTTTTTATTTATCCAAATATATATAAGAAATGCTTATTCTTTGCTCATCAGCGACTCTATATGATATAAATTATACTAAGAATACTATTCCAATAGCTATTCACTTCTCAGCCAGTCGGCGGAAACCGACTGGCTATTTATTTATCAAAATATTCATCACTCATACATGTTTGTAGTCAACAAATTATTGGTTGACTATAAAAAAACAATAATAATTCTACAGTATTTTACAATCTTCCATTCGTCATCTTTCACATCATCTTTATTCATTTGATATTTTCCATCTAATAAATATTTTTGGCATAGAAAGTATTTTCAAATCTATTTTTCAATGGTATAATCACTTTAACTTTCTTGGGGATTTTATTTATGAAATAAATTTCCTCCTTTTCTACATTAACTTCTGGTAAACAGTTAATAGTAGTACACGTCTCTACAAGAGATTTATTGTCGATTTTTAATCGGCTATTTAATAGCACTTTATTTGGGGAAAGTGCTAACTCACACCTAAAGAACAACTGGCGGAAAACAGTTGTTTCTACCACATAAGTCAGCTAGTGGTCAGCTGGCTTTTTTTGTTGCCTTAAATTTCATAGTAATGTATTATTAATTGTCTCTATCTGAGATGAAAATGTATCTATAACTAGCTAGCGGAAACTAGTTAGTTTTTTTATACTATTTTTTGTTGGTTTTAAAACTACTTAGCCTTTTTATATAAATGTGAACGTCGAATAATTGAATATTAAATTCTTTAAATTTAAGCATCTTCTTTACTCGCTTTCTAACCGAATAATTCTCTTTGATCTGTTTACCCGTTTTACCCACTACACTTGTTCCTCCAAACTTGTAATTTCTAGTTCTGTTCGTGGTCGTATACTGTACAACTTTTGACAAACCATTACAGCAATTTGACCATCGTTTTTATATAAAATACCTTCGGCAGCATCAGTGACTGCTTTGAAGTAGTTGTCCAAGTCAGGTTTCTTATCGCAATATTTACGCTCTAATTCCACTTCTAAGCGTTTCTTTTTAGAACTTAATAGAGATTTAGGGGCAGCGATGTAAAACGTAATATGCGTAAAAATAGCCCCTTTTTCAATCAATTCTGGTTTTGTCTTTCGTAGATACGCTTTTACCTTTTGTTTATAGGCTCTCATAGCGCTATCTTCATAGGTTTGGACATAATTCCCACGTCTTGCAAACCTCGGGCGACTTTGCGGTTTTGGTTCAATTGGCAGGATAATTCGCATCATTTCCCCTCCAAGTATTCTTTTATTTGTCTATCAAGTTCAGCTTGCTCTTCGGGCGATAGCTTTTCTTCTTGCTGATTATTTGGTTCTTTTGCCCATTCTGGTAAATTTTCAGTCCTAACATTTTGACGTTGGTAAGTTGCTCGTTGTTGACCTCGTTCTTTTTCATTCTTGATTTCAAATTTTAGTTTTTCAAACTGTGTTCTTAGCTTAGAAGCACTTCTAATGTTTCCAAACCAGAATGAATTTGTAGGTAACCAATCAAGAACATAGTCAATTGCTGCAATAGTTTGTTGATCTCGTTCTTCTATTAACCTGAACGTATCAGCCCATTTTTCAATGTTCACTCTTTTCATTTCACTTGGAAAATCATTGATTAAATTATTTTTCAACTTTTCAGCAAGATGTAAATGTTCGTCAGAATATTTACAAGATGTTTTTGACCTATTCTTTTTATCTTTATCTATATCTATTTCTTTATCTATATCTTTATCTGTACCGTTACAATCCGTTACTGTAACGTTACATGTAACGTTACCACTATTTTTATCCTCTAAAGCCTGTTGTTTCTTGCGTTCTCGATGTTTTCTAACTCGTTCTGCATTTTTCAAACGTACTTTTTCCATGCCTTCAATGTTTTGGTGCTTATCCCAATTTTCAACAGCAATTAATCCATCTTCGTTTAAATCAATCATATTGAATTGCTGTAAAGTCATTAAAGCCAAACGAACAACATTGACAGGCTTAGAAAACAACGTCGCCAACATTTCTTCGGTATAAGGCATGTTCCTCTGAATATAGATCAATCCCTCATCATTAGTTTTGCCAGCCAATACTAGTAATCGAATCCAAATCACTAGTATTGCATCGGCTTCTGGCATCGATTGGATAAGTTTTATCTTTTCATCATCGAACATGGTCGTTTTTAGTTTTATCCAACTGATTTCTGCCATTGTTTAACCCCCTATGTTTAACTTTTTGATGGCATTTTGATTTAATTTAATTCCTTTAACATGATATTTAGCTTTAAATGCTTTTATTCCTATATCGTGTTTTTCTTTATGATGGCAATGACATAAAGATGCAAATGTATATTCTGTATGGTCAACTTTCCTTCTGTTTCTTCGTCCTAACGCTTTATCAAAATGATCAATCTCTGCGCTAGTTTTTCCACAAATGCAGCAAACACGTTTAGTAATACATTTATAAAAATAATATTCTTGGTTTCCTGGCAAAATATCATAACCTTTTTTAAAGGGAATACTATTTTCAAAAATATAGTCAAGAATTATATTTGCTAAAATTGTTGCATCGTCTACCGTGTTTTTTGATTCCTTTTTTAAGCTCATAGGATAACCCCTAAGCTCTTCAAAGTGTGAATAGAACATATCCTTCAACAAAGAGATTTTATCCCCTGTTTCTCTGCTAATATCTCCTAACAGCGCATATATAAAGTTTCGTTGTGCTGCAGTAAATTGTCTTGGATCGATAAAACGAATTTCAACTTCCCTTGGTCCATCATATCCGTAGTACATTGTTTTAAGCCGTTCAATATTAATTACTTCATTTATGTCCGCAGTTATCCTTTGACCTTTTAAAGATTTAATAACTGCGGAATAAACGTTGTCTAGGTTCATTCAACCACTTCCACTTGAATGCCGTTATTAATAATAAAATTGTTTAACGCAACTAACTTTTGATGCTCTGCTGTTAGTCTTAACGTAACTGTTTTCTCTTGTTTTTTTCTGCTGGTTTTTGGCACTTCTTCTGTGATGATTTCGCCTGTTTCAGTGTCAACTGTTTTATTGTTGATTGTTTCAGTTTTCAAGGCAGCAATAGCATCGTCGTGCTCTTTTTTTGCTTTTTCTCGTTCTTCTTGTTCTTTTTTTAAAGCAAAGGCTGAATCAATTTCCTTTATCAATTCTGATGCTGTACGCCCGCTATCAATCAAACCAACCCAAGAATATGGTTCTAAACCAACCGCTTTAGTATAGTTTTCAATTATTTTTTTATCGTTCTCAATACGTTCTTTTTCATCGGCTAATGTTGTCATCACAGATGCAATTTCTTCAATAATTTTTTTAGTTGGCTCTCCTTTAGCTGTAAAAGAGGTCTTGTTAAGCCATGAATTGGAAATTTCAATTTCCTCCATTGATACATTATAGTTTTCAGACATTTCATCGATTACTGTTTGAATTTTTTCTAATCGCTTCTGACGTTCCGCTTCTTCATATACTTGAATATTTTTATTGATTTCATCGCTAACATCTTCAATTTGGCTCATATATTTTTTTATTTTTTCCTCAAAATCTTTTAACGGCTTATTATATTGATTTTTAACCGCTTTACGTTGATCATCTAGCAACGTTGCTACTTTGTTCAAGTCTGCTTTTGCTTTTTTTGCTTCTGGAATGTTTTCATCAGTAAAAACCATTGTTGAATAGTGACTAACGGCGCTATCGACCATTTCAGCCAACTGTGTTTCATTTTGAATAGTGATTTCACTAGCTTTAAAATCAACATTAAATTGCAAATCTGTTGTTAATTCGTTTGTCATTATTTTTGCCCCCATGTAATGTTTTCTTCTGGTTGTGGCTGGAATTGTTGTATCCATTGCTTCAGAACTCCAATAGCTTTATTGAACATGCTAGCTGGCATGTTTTCATTGACATCTATATTTAATTCTTTACTTAGTTCGTTTCGTACATAATCAAGTTCAGAATTTGATAATTCAGAAAGTTGTCGGATATGATCATTCAACGTAGCTAACTGTTTACCACTAATCAAATTAACTTTCGGAGTATCACTGTTCTTTTCAGCTGCCGTTTGCCCATCGTCATCTTTATCTGCAGCAATTCCAAAAGCAGCAGACAAAGAGTAACGTCTTGCATAAGTCGTTAAGCTTCCTAGCCCTTGTGGATTGGTACCACTATTTGGAAATTCAAATGGACCATGAATGATATACTGCCCGCTTATGTGAGTGATAATTGTTGTGACTTTTAACGCATTATTTTCATTGACAACATTTTGTTGAAAATCAATTCCGCTTTCGGATTCTTGTGCAGCTTTTCTAATTGCTTCTTCAATCGCTTTAAGAGTTGCATACTGAAATTTCATTGCTCCTTTTTTAGTCGAATAGGCAACTTCTGCATCAAATTTTGGTTGAGTTAACTTACTTTTTAATTTATACATACCATCAAAAAGTTTTTCTAAATTTTCACTGCAATTATTCATTTCGTTCCTCCTCTTTCAACAATGAAAGAACTTTTTCTAATCCTTCAATTAATTCAGATTTTTTGAAATAAGCACATTCATCTAAACTTTCAAATGCAAATCTAACCTCTTCATCTTCGCTATCTTGATACACAGCAACATGATCGTTTTCAATGTCTTTTTCAAAAATTAAAGAACCATAGGGCGAAGATTCATCAAGTAAATGAATTCTCCCAATTGAATCAAATTCTATTTTCATGATATAATTCCCCTATCAGTATATTTTTTTGCGACTATTTGCTTGGCGGCGTAGTTGCTTTTTTCATCATGCAATTCCTCTGCGCTCTTTTTGTTGCGCAATGTATAATTGACTTTTTTGTTGCTTGTACCATAAATCAGCTAATCTTTTTGCTTGGTTTAACTTTTCTTTTCTAGTCATTTCAACTCACCTCGAAAAACCTTCGATAATATATCCATCAAGTCGTTTGGATTATCTGTGACAAAAGTATGTGTATTTTTAGTCGTAGTTTCTGTTGCAATACCGTACATCTCCTTTAATAAACGATGTTTTGGACAATCACAATCTGATTGTTCCAGTTTTTCTTTTGTTAGTGTATATTGGCTATGTGCAGCAATGGCTACTATCGTGCCTTTTCCAACTTGAGATATTGCCATCTCTCCTTCTAAATCGATAGCTGCCAAAGATAAACCTACATCTTCTTTCTGGCATTCTTTTGCTAGTTTTTTAATTAATTTTTGAATTTTATCGTTCATTTTGATATACTCTCCTTAGTTCATTTTGTATGTGTCCTAATCGTTGGCAGACGATTGGGGCTTTTTATTTTGTCTTTTTTGAAAATGCTGATACTCCGCTTCATCCCAGTTGAAAAACCAACGGATAAAAAGAGGTACACTTATTGTTGCCAACACTGGAACTGAAAAGTGGCTTTTCAATAACACACCTAGCGCAATCATCAATAATAATGCGCCTATCAATCGTGCTTCACGTATTGCTTTCATATTTACCCTCCTATAATTTTTTTGATATAATTCAGTTGAAAGCGGGGTGTCAAAATGTTTTTTGTAATAAAGAAAGCTTCTAATAAAAAATACTATTTTGTAATTAAAACCGAAGAAAATGAAGTAATCGCATCAAGCAAGACTTATTACTATAAATCTTCTGTTTTAGAAATTATTGAATCCATCAAAAGTGATATGGATCAAAAAGCTATTATTGTTGACACTACTTTTAACTGGGGATAAGTTAAGGCTTATCCTTTTATCATTACTATCCTATTTCTTTAAACATATCTCCATTACCATTAGCCATATCAATTCTTGCTTGTAATTCTAAGTTAGGCTTCCATCTAGGAATTAGAGCCAAAGCTTCTTCATATCGAACTTTTGGAATGTCTACATAAGATGCTACATCGAATAATGCTTTCAATTGTTTATAACAATTACTAAAGGCTGATTGCTTAATACTTGAATCCTGATAAGCCAATGCTTTTTTGCCACCTAATACTTTGATAACAGTTGATGAAACTAGCCCTTGTATCTTTCGTTGTTGGCTTCTATTAATTGTAGTTTCTGTTTCTAGCTTATCTAAACGTTGATTTACAAGAGTCAATCCACGTTCATGTTTTAACGCAGTTTCTAATAATAATTCTGTGTTATTAATCGGTAAGTTTGATTGAGTTTTAAGCAATTCCTCCATTTGGTTAAAAGCTTCAATGTATTTCAGTTTGAATGAATCTGCTTTTTTTCCAGTGAATCCAAATGCAATGAAAGAAAAGCCATCTCGATTCATGTAGTACAATCTTTGTTTTCTACCTCTTGAATCTTTGTATTCTCCTTCAGCAAACATGTTTTGGTAATAAGCCGAATTTTCGGCCGATTGAATTTTAGCCTCTATTGCTTCAATAACATGCTTATGTTGTTTTTCAAATACTTCAGCAACTTGTAAACTAGTTGTTACTGCTTGTTGGTTTTTCATAATTACTAAGTTGTCCATTTTTTCCTCCTTAAATTGTTTCTGTATCGCTCTTTCCTTTAATCCCAATGATTCATGATGTCATTACAAATTTTTATAGCTTCTTTAGCAGGCCAATATCTTTTTCCCTTGCTAGTACCAGGCTTTCTTTTCTCGATCATTTGCATACGTTTATCTTTTACAAAATTTTGTTCAACTTCGGGAACAGACATTGAATACCTTGACGATAATTGTTTGATGTCTAAATACTCGGCACGTTCATTTAAACCTTGGCTAGCTTCATCTATTACTTGCTCAAACATTTTTCTTAGAATCTTTTCTATAATGTTGTATAGAAAGTTTTTTGAAGATGAATCTAGAAAATTTTCCATTCTAATCACCTCACTTGATATTTAAGATTTTTTTGATTTTCTGAACTTGCTCTTCTGAACGTCTGCGGCCATGAAGTATATCTGATAAGTACGGACTTGAAATCCCTAGTTGTTTTGCTAACCAAGATTGGTTTTTCCCTGCACGAATTAGAGCTGCTCTAACATCAATCGCTAAGTCTTGTGACATATTTATTACTCACTCCCTTTTATTTTTAATTTGTAAGCTAAAAAATTAGCTAATTTAATAAAATCCGTTGACACTTTCTAACACATATTGTAAAATTAACCCATAGCTAAATAAGACTTTAAAAGCCTTCTAAATCAATACTTTTACCGTTCCCCAACGATTTTTAAGTTTTGTTTGTAGGTTTTATTTGAGAATTTATTAGCTAATAAATTAGCTTACGTGATTATATTACTAACAAATATTGTAAATGTCAAATGTTTTTACTAACTTTTTTTGTAAATAACACGTAACTAGAAGGAGAATGCATTCATATGAACCTCTTGGAACGTATAAAAAAACTAGCAAAAGATAGAGATGTGTCTATTTATCAGCTTGAAGAAGAAATAAATATTGGACGAAATACTATTTATCAATGGAATAAGCGAACACCTTCTTCGGATAAACTTGAAGCTGTAGCCAATTATTTTAATGTTTCTGTTGATTATTTATTAGGTCGTACTGAAAATCCAAACCAAGCTGGTGCTAAACCATCTGATGATTTAGATGAAGTATTAAACAATGTGATGAGTTTCGATGGTGAGCCTTTGGATGATCATGATCGGGAAGTTATTCGTGCTTATTTGAAAGGGAGATTCGGAAAATAATTTAAAGGTGTGCTATATGAAAAGTATCAAAGAGTTGGTGGAAGAATATGAAGTAGAGTTAGTTTTCGCTCCAATAAATAAGCGCGCATGTTACGAGCCAGTCAAAAGAATAATTTTCGTAAATCAAAATTTATCTATCGAAGAACAAGAAGAGTCTATATTCCATGAGTTCAAACATGTTGTTTCCCATTCGGATTACATGGAGTTATATAAAATCCCTTCTTTTAGAAATAAGATGGAAGCTGAGGCGGATCATCATATGTTTAAATGCCTTATTGAAAAACATGACGGGCAATTTAATTATTCTAATGTGATTACTCATTACAATTTAAAGATGGGACAAGAAACTTATTTAAATTAAAAAAGCCCGTGCGACAACACGGACTTAAAACCTCATTTCGAGATTTGCTGATAAAAATATTATAACAGAAATGAGGAATTTTTAGTGAAAAAGATGTTTTTTGGGGTAATAATTTTAAGTTTATTTGGAGTATCATTATCAGCATGCAACTCTAAAAATGCACAAGAAAGTAAAAGTAGCTCTAGTGAAATATATGAGAAAAAAGAACTCTCACGTAGTGATATTGAACTTATAAAAGTTGGAAATTCATCCAAAACTGTTTATAAAAAATTAGGTTTACCTATGAAAGAATGGGATACTAATTTTGTTTATGATGAACTTAATAATAATGTGAATAAGGACAAATTAATGATTGATTTATTAGACGGTAAAGATAATGAAAAACTTGTTCCAAAGTATAAGAAGTTATCTGAACATGGAGAATCGGCAAAAGACATAAAAAATCTTAAGATGTTACAGTATGCATTTGAAGATAAAACTTCTACTTCTACTTTTCTAATTTGGATAAATCCTAAAACAGATAAAGTTGTATATTTAAGTGAACGAAATTATTTAGATGAGAATGGCCAACATCCTGAAGAATCTTCTGATGATAAAACTACTGAAGATACTAATAGTATAGATATAAATAATAAAACAGCTGCTGTCGGAGACACTATTTCGTTTTCTAATCAGCAGACTAATGATAGTTTAGAAGTAACAATTAACTCTGTTACAAAAAGTAATGGAGACGATTGGCATAAACCAGAAGGACTATACTATGCCAAAGTGGATTTTTCAGTTAAAAATACAGGAACTAAACCTTTTGATGTGAATGCGCATATGTTCGAGTTTTATGATTCCAACAATGTAAAATCTAATCTGGATTCTTGGGATTATTTTTCTGAAAATATACAAGCCGGCAAATCTGCAAATGGATCCGCATACTTCGATATTACCAATGATGGGAATTCGTTTGAAGTTTTCTTTGCAGACAGCTCTTGGAAAGGTAGCTATTAATTTTTTTCTTATCCCCTCTCTGGCGAGTCTAAGCGTGTTCAATTCACGCTAGGGGCTTTAATGGGCAATTTAATTATTCTAATGTGATTACCCATTACAATTTAAAGATGGGACAAGAAACTTATTTAAAATAAAAAGCTTGCTATTTAGAGAGTGAGAGAATTTCATTGAAGATAAACCAAAAAATCTATAATTACTCTATTGTTATTTTAGCATTAATTTCAATTGCTTTAGTTATTTTTGATTTTTCAAATATCATTAATATTAGTAATCCACCGTTTAACATTATTGATAATTTTATCTTAATCACATTTACAATTGACTACATTGTTAGATTCATTATCTCAAAAAATAAAATCAAATTTTTTAAAGAAAATATTTTTGATCTGATTGCGATAATTCCTTTTGATGCTATTTTTTCTTTCTTTAGAATCGCTAGGTTATTTCGAATAGCTAAAATAGCTAGACTTGCAAAGCTAACAAGAGCGATAGGTGTGGTTGGCAAATTAACAAGAAACACTAAATCATTTTTAAATACGAATGGATTTTTAAACGTGATTTATTTAAGCTCAGTTCTTATTGTTATTTCAGCAATGATTTACTCATATGCAGAAAATGTCCCGTATATTGATGCATTTTGGTGGGCTTTAGTGACCACAACTACTGTTGGTTATGGCGATATTTCACCAGCTACGCCATTAGGTAGAGTTGCGGCAATCATTTTAATGATTTTAGGAATTGGATTTATTGGTATGCTTACTTCAACTATTACAGAATATTTTAATAAAAGTAATAATGAAGATGAAGAATCAAATGATAAAATTGAAATACTAATTAATAAAATTGATCAATTAGAAACTACGATTGAACAACTAAAAGAGGAAATAAAAAAATAACGCACCCTCCGACCAAGAAGTTGTGCGTTAAAAATAGAACCAAAATAGGCTTATTTTGTTACGCCTATTTTACCACAAAGAAAAGGACGTGAAAATATGGCGAAACTAAATTGGTCCAAAAAATACAAATATGTTTTTTCTTACTCAAATAAAAAAGGAACTTTTTGGGGATATCGCTATCCTTATTACAACTCTCTAAAACACCGAAAAGAAGCTAGCAAACGTGGATTTGAAAGCGAAAGAGCAGCGAATAAAGCATTGCTAAAAATCCAATATGCTTTAGAAACACAAAACACTTCCTTTATCGAAAATAAACAACTCACCATAGATGAATGGATTGACGTATGGATACCTTACGCCCAAGACAATTGGAGTGTTTCAACTAAACAAAACATTGAATCTGCTATCAAATTTCACATATCACCATTAATTGGAAATCAAAAACTATCTTCTTTAAATAAGATTACCTATAAGCGAGAATTTATTGACAAATTAAGACAAGAAAACAAATATACAGAATCCACGATTCAAACGTGGCATAAAATTGTAATGAGGATGATTAACGCTGCAGTTCACAACCAAATCATCCCTAGCAACACGCTAACAGGCTTTAAATTTGATTTAAGTAATAATGTTCGTTCATTCTCTAAAAATGAATTACAGCGATTTGTGGCGGCTTTAGAAAACGAAGATATTCAAACTCAAGTTATATTTTTAACACTGCTAAAATCTGGAATGAGAAAAGGTGAACTGATGGGGCTGCGGTGGAGTGATATTGATTTAACTGAAAAATATTTCGATATCAATTCTACACGTGGTGATTATGGTGAAAATAAGCCGAAAACAAAAACTAGTATTCGTAAAGTTTATTTTGACAACTCATTACTCACTTTAATAAAAAAATACAAAAATCACGAGAAAGAACGCCTTCTCAAAGAAGGAATAATTTTAAAAGATAAGGACTACTTTATTTTAAGTTCTAGAAATTTACCTATCAAACAATCTAGAATTACGTATATGTTTCGCCTGTTATGTGAAAAGGCAGAAGTTCAAAACATAACCGTACACGGCCTAAGACATACCCATGCAACGTTTTTAATTGAAGCAGGAGCAAACATTAAATATGTTTCAACCAGGTTAGGACACAAGAATATTAATATAACTTTGGATGTTTATAGCGACGTGCTAAAAGAAGAAGAAAAAGAAACAGCTGATATGATGGATAAACTAATTGAGAACTTGTGA